TGAGTTCTATATCTATTAAATACATTTCTTATTTCATCACTTAAATTATCAATAGTAGTATCATCTGTTTTTACAGCTAATGTATTTAAAGTACTTCTTAATTCCTCAAATTCTTTGTATACTGTATCATAAGCGGGTACATAATCAATTTTCCATTGAATTGCTCCGGTTGTTTTATCTATATCTGTTACAGTATATTTTACTCCTTTTTCAACATCAGTATCACCTATTTTAAGTTTATTACTTTTATCTGAAAATTTTGCTAATTCTGATACAGAAGCAGCATCTTGGGTATCCATATCATATCCTGTATTATCACCAGCATTAGCTTGACTATCTGTAAAATCCGTTACAGGATTCCATTTTTTATATTTTTTATCTGCTTGACTATTAATACCAGCAAGATATTGGTCAATTGATTTCTCAAATAATTTAACGTAATCTATTGCTTTAGATTTTCTATTTGGAATAGAAGGACTAAGTGTAGTAAAAGGTTCGGAAACATCTACTTGTTTTGAAACAGGTGATGTTTTAGCTATACCTAATTGACCTTGTCTTAATTTAGACCAATTTGGACCTTCTTCTGTTTTTTTCTTTTTAAATGCTTTTGCAGTAGCGTATTGTGCACCTATACCTGGTGCAAAAGAAGCACCAGTACCTGTGGTGCTCATTTCTTTTTTTATTCCCTTAATTTTTAATTTTTTCATACTATTTCAATTTCCTTTGAAAGTTCAAGATATTGCAATAAAGCAACTAAATGATCATCTTTCAAATTTTTGGTTGTCAAAATAGGATTGATTAGGTTTATAACTTCTTGTATTTTTATTTTAAGAGCAGGGTCTTTTATTTTACCAACATTTTCCTTTAATACTTTAGAAATAATGTTAAATTTATTATTTAAGAATTTTTTTAATTTAGGTGCATCGGTTGCACTATTAATATATTCTTTTAATACTTCTTTTTGTTCTTTAGTTAAATTATCAAACTTTGTATTATATTTTTCTAGCATTATTTTATATGCNAAAGAACGTGTACCTTTATCCATTGTAGTTAATTCTTCAACTAATGGAGATAAGGATATTTTAGAATCTGGATTAGAAGTGATATGTTCTAAAATAGTAATTTTGGATGTGATAATAGATTCAGGATTTCCAAACTTTTTATTATTATAAGATTCAAATAATATGTAAGTTGAAGCTAAAAGTTTATAATTTGTAATTTTAGCTCCGAAAAAATCATTAATATCAAAATTATTTTTAATTTCTTTTATTAAATTATATTTTTCCTTTGAAAGTTTATCTCTATCTAACTTTCTAGATAAATCAAGTACTGTAGACAATATTGATTCAGCTTTACCTTCTGATAAAGAGATTGATCGATTTAATGTTTGATATAGTTTATTTTCATTAGCTAATTCACTTTTAGTAAAATATTTTTTTACTAAACTTGCTGCTTTTGAATTACTATTAGACATAGTATCTGATGTAATTTTTCGAACTAATAATTCGAAAAGAACACCAGTGTTTTTATACTTGTTATGTTTCATTTTCATAAGTAGTGCGCTACTGTCTATAAATATTGAATTTATTTTATTTCCTCACGTATTTGTTCTTCATCTAATAAATTTTCTTTTTCAAATAAATTTACTTGTGTTTTGGGAAACATTTTCTTTAAACTTTTATGATTTTGAGCAAATATAGCTCGTGTTGAAAGATTATCTGATAAATTTTCTTTCTTTTTTGTTTCATTTAATCCTGGTCTATCTTCTGCCTGATTTGAAGATTTCATTCTATCAGAACCTGTAACATCTTTACCAAGATTACTATCTTGTTGATTATAATTTGATGGACTTTCAGATGGTCTTCCCTGATCTAATACTTGTTCAGGATAATTTTTATCACCAATTGCATATCCAGATGGAACACCTTTACTTCCTGGGTATCTACCAGCACCATATAATGAAGCTAATGAATGTGGTGTACCATATGCTTCACCAGATTCAGCCGGATCATTTCCTTCTGCTTCTATTTGATTTTCTCTAAATCTACGTTTTTGATCTTCAACAATTAAATCTCTATATTCTTGATATTGGTCTTCACTAAAGTGGAAAATGTTATCATAAATCCAATCTGTAGGCATTAACTTTTGATCCAGCATAGAAGCAGCTAATTCTACTTTTTCTTTCATAAGTGCAATCCTTTCTTGATCATATATAATAGAAGGAGTAGTTAATGAAAGTTCAAAGTTAGTTAATGAAGCACCATCATACCCTTGAGCATATAAATGTACTAATGCTATTTTAGTTAATTCAGATACTAATATTTTTTGTATACGTTCAACTGTACGAGCAAACCTTATATCTTCGGCAGCTAATGTTGCTTTTCCCTCTAAATCACCTTCATATCCTAAATAAGCTTTTGGTACTTTTAAAGCAGCAAACAACTTATCTCTTAAATATGTTACATCTTCAATAGCAGCATAATCTAAACCTTTTGTAGTTTCTATTCTAGTTGTTGCGTCACCACCTCTAACGGGGATGTAGAAATCCTCTAAGATGTTTTGCATGTTAAATTTTAAATTATATTCACCTGTTTGTGGATCAACATATGGTGTTTTTTTCATTTTGTTGATCATTCTTTGCATGTATCCTTCTACTTCAGCAGGTGGTATATTACCAACATTTACAAAAAATGTTCTTTTTTCTGGTGCTCTAACAATCCTATGAATTAACATTGCGTCTTCCATCAATGTCATTTGTTTCCATATTTTGCGTGCTGGTTCTAAATAAGATCTACCATAAGGTAAGTAATTAAAATCAGATAATAATCTGAAATGAGCCATTTCATAGTTGTCAAATATAATTTCATCACCTGTATTAACTCCTACACCAGGGGATATAGTTTGAAATCCTAATGGGTTTTCTGATACAGAATAACTTGGATCATATTTAAATTTAACATCTGAAGGGTTAGCAGGATCAGTTCCTTCTACTCTAATTATAGTATATGAAGAGAAAGGAATAACATTATATACTCCAAACTTTTCTGAAATTTCTAATTTTAGATAAAAATCTCCATATTTTAACATATTTCTAGTCCATGACCATAAATTAAACTCAATGTTTAACACATCATAAAATAAGTTATATAATATTTTTTGTATTGTTTCGTCTGCAGATCTAATTTGTAACACTTCATTAAAGTCATTTCTAAGAGTAGATTCATCAGAAACAATATCTAATGTAGAAGCAACAATAGAATCCGTATCCATAGCTTCGTAATCAGTATATAATTGAATTCTAGTTGATGGAAAGTTGACTTGCTGCATCATGTTATAATTCAAGCCACCTGTAGTACTATACAATTTATTAAATCTATCGTAAAGGGAATTTGTTTGTAGTTGTCCTAAAGATTGTATTTGTTCAGAATCAATTACTTTTAATTGATTTCCTCCTACATTTCTTATTACAACGTCAGTAGAAAATAATCTTCGTAATCTACTAAATAATGATGTATCTGCCATGTTTTGTATATATAATAAATATTAATTACCCCAATAACCAAGTAATATCCTCTTTTTCACCATGGGGGTTTTCCATTTCGTAAGGATTTTTAAATGCACTACTATTTCCTGAATAGATATTTGGTGCTTGATGATGTGAGGAATTAATTCCTCCCAATGTAGCACGAGCCATGTCTACACCTTGTTGTTGAAAGTGTAGTGCTGTATCTCTTAAAAACACACCTATACCAAATGCCATAGTTAAATCATCGTTATATCCACCTAATGCTTGTGCTTTTCCATTTTTCCATATAAATGTTCTTAACTCTTCTAATAATCGTTTAGAACGAATTGTAATTGATTTCTCATGAAGATACGAAACCATTTTGGAGATAACAAGTGGTCTCGTCCTCATTGATGTAGTAAATCCAGGTACCATACCTTGTCCATTTTCAAATCTACTTAAATATTGATCAGCGTTAGACATTGATACATCCATTTTAGGGGAATAATATAAATTACGATAACCTCTATCTATTAATACTTGTATTACTGCCCAACCTATATTAGCATTTTCAACTACTAACATAGCATCATTATATTCTGTTGCTACTGCAAATAAAACATTACCATAATCTTTAGTTGGTAATTGAGCTTTAAACTCTGCAACTTGGGATGCAGTTTCTATATCTATTACGTGAAATGCTGAAAAATCATTACCATCTCCACGAGCAACATCTGCTACTACCATATAAGATCTAGAATAATCGGGTATTTCCCATATCCATAAATTACCACCTACTCCTCTACGTTCAACTGGTTCTTGAAGAAATGTACTTTCATAAAAGTTTAATATATCTGGTTCTATAACTGTATCACCTGAGGTACTAAAATCGCAATCACATTCCTGTGCTGCCATTCTGTT